AATTCCACGACTGACGGACAAATACAGCCATAAAGACCAATGACGGGCCGGGCCTGCCTGGGCGATAAGGAACACCCCCGGCGGGGCTGCGTGGCGCATCAATCAATCTATGATCTTGAGGGACACCCCCACCCCCGGGGGGGATAGCGGAAAAACGAGTGATGATTATATATTATATATATAATATATCGCACTTACACGATTTCCATTTGGACATTCGGCCCCCATTCCCGCCGAATTTGAAACATATTGCGCTGGATTAGGTAATCTAAGATTTTACTTCTATCTTAGAGCTTTGAATATCTTAGATTACATATACCTAGTCTTAGATTTTACTCCTATCTTAGATTCTACGTAAGTCTTAGATTATATATATATAAATATATATATTATATATAATAATATCTTAGATTACCTAAGATCTTAGAAGGGGGTACCGAAAAAAGAGCCGGGCAGCTTTGAAACAGGCCACCCGGAAAAAATAAAAAACACAAGGAGAGTTTCGGCATGAAACAGTACATCGGCTCCAAGATCGTCAAGGCATGGCCTTGTTACCGCATCCCTGTCATTGGTGGCAGATATGAATACTGCAAGCTGGATGAAGTCGTACCCACCTGTATCACCGGCAAGATCGAGGACGGTTACCGCGTCCAGTATGAGGACGGCTATCTGTCCTGGTCTCCCAAAGCAGTCTTTGAAAAGGCATACCGGGAAACCACCGGTCTTTCCTTCGGTCTGGCAATCGAGGCCGCAAAGATGGGCAAGAAGATCGCCCGTGCCGGTTGGAACGGCAAGAACCAGTATGTCGAGCTGGCATACTGCATTTCCTACAAGAACAATGCTGCTGAGATCGTGAATGTCAATCATTGCAACATCGGCAACAAGGCATTTGCATTTGTCGGTACCTCCGGCGTTCAGATGGGTTGGCTTGCCTCCCAGGCTGATATGCTGGCTGACGACTGGCAGATCGTGGAATAAGGAGGCAATATGATTATTACTGGCATGGATCACTTCCAGAGTGTGTGCAAGCGCAAGCTGGTAGAGTGGTACAATACCAATAAATTCATCGGTTACAACCATACCGGCAATCCCGACATTGACATGAGCAATGTGTATGTGGTTTGGAGTTGCAAGACCCTCCAGAACTACAAGGCGCTGCTGTCCACTTCTGTTTCCGGCGACGGTATCTATGTGGAGTTCACCTATAACGGTGACAAGCAGGAGCTGTACATGGATGTGTACATGAAGATGAGAAACGAGAAGATCACCGATGAATAACCCCCGCCCGGTTTCCGGGCGATACGCCGATATAGCACAACAGGTGGTGCGCCGTCCTGATAAGGCGGAGGGTGCTGGTTCGACCCCAGCTTTCGGCACCATGGGGGCTAGGCATAGCAACCAAGGGTTTCCATAGGAAATCATGTAGATCACCGACGGCAGGCTGCTTGAAAAGTAAAGCGGCACTCCCCGCGAAGGGTGGGTTCAAGTCCCCTCTGGCTTGCCGTCACCACATACGGCATCTTACCCAAGAGGCTTAAGGGGCCTGTTTGCTAAACAGGTAGACCCGGAAACGGGTGCGTAGGTTCGAATCCTACCGGTGCCGCCATACCCGTATCACAATGGTCTTGGTGCCACTCCGATAGTGCGACGGAGTGGGCGGCTTGCAACGCAGCGGGACGCTCCTAAGAGGAGGACACATTGGAAGCAAAGAAAAATCAAAACGGTTTTCTTATCTGCCCGAAATGCGGAAAGAAAACCAACACCAAGGTTCTGCCTCAAACAGAACTGAAAGATTTTCCCTTGTACTGTAATCGGTGCCGGGAAGATTTCAAAGTAAATTATAACATTGCCAGAGCTTAGAGCCAGAGCAGCATCCAAAAGGATGTTTGCCCTGGCTCTTTTTGTTTTCCCGGAAGGAGGAGCCGATGGCAGAGAAAACCCCGGAGGGCAAGAACATTATCACTGTCGATCTTGGTACTCCGAACTCCGAACCTCAGTGGCGCTTCTTCCTGTCCACGGTGAAATACACGTGCTACGGCGGCGCTCGAGGCGGCGGCAAGTCCTGGGCCATCATCCGAAAGGCTCTCTTACTGGCATTTTACTACGCTGAGATCCAGATCCTCGTCGTCCGCCGTGAGTATGACCAGCTGGAAAACCCCATTATCCAGCCCATGCTCAAGCTCCTGCAGCTTGGTACCTACACCTACAACAAGACGGAGCATCTTTTAACCCTTATCAACGGCAGCAAGATCAAATTCTCCAACATGCCGGACTACTCCTCCACTGTCGAAGGTAAGTTCCAGGGCAACAACTGGGACATTCTGTTCATCGACGAGGCAACGCAGTTCCTTGAATCGGAATTTCGTGGTCTGGCGGCGATCATCCGTGGCGACAACGGACTGCCGAAAAGAATTTACCTTTCCTGTAACCCCGGCGGCGTGGGCCATTTCTGGGTCAAGCGCCTGTTTGTAGACCGGGATTTCCGGGGTACGGAGAACCCCGACGACTATGTTTTCATCCCTGCGACTGTTGATGACAACAAGAACATCAACAAGGACTACATCGACCAGCTGGATTTGCTTCCCGAGGATATTCGGCGGGCGCACCGCTTCGGCGACTGGAATGCCCTGTCTGGTGTCTACTTCGAGGAGTTTACCGACGGCATCCACACGTGCAAGCCGTTCCCGTTGAAACCGCATTGGCGGCGGTACCGGGCAATGGACTATGGCCTTGACTGCCATTTCTGCATCTGGGTAGCAGAGGACGAAACAGGAAGATGTTATGTCTACCGCCAGTATCAGCAGTCCGACCAGATCGTGTCCGAGGCCGCGAGAATGCAGCTTGGATTGACCAGGCCGGATGAAAGCATCAATTACACCATTGCGCCCCCCGACCTTTGGGCCAGAAACCGTGAAAACGGTCGTTCCCAGGCAAATACCTTCATGGAATACGGCGTTTCCCTCTACAAAGCGGACAACAACCGTAAACAGGGCTGGTATGCGCTGAAAGAATTGCTCAAGATCCGGGAGGATGGCAAGCCGGGTCTTATTATCTTCGACACGTGCGGCTCTCTGATCGACAGCCTCAAGTGCCTGCAGCATGACAAAACAGACCCGAACGACGTTGCCAAACAGCCCCACGAAATTACCCACGGCCCCGATGCCTTGCGGTATTTCGCTCAGACCTACACTCTCCCAGCCGATCCCATCAAAGCGCCCGTGGAGGACGACGAGGACGAGGGCGGAGAGGATTATTTCCACCACATGTGCGGCACCGGCCTCTCCCGGAGCTACATCATGTGTTAATTCATAATTTCCAGCCTACCAGAGCTGCGATACACGGCCTACCAGAGCCGAAATGAAAGGAGATCCCTATGCACGAGAATGAAGATTTTGGTTTAGAGGAATTTGAAAGCGCCCTGTTCGACGACGACTACCAGACCGGCGACGACAACGACACCGACGATTCCGATGCGACCGAAACCGACGACGATTCCCAGGACACCGGCTCCGACGACCAGGACGATGCCGAGGGCGACGATTCCGACGAGGATGAAGATACCGACGATTCCGAGGACGACGGCGCTGACGGCGACGGAGAGGGCAACAGCGGCAATACCAATGCCGACGGCACCTTCACCATCAAGGTCAACAAAGAGGAGCGCAAGGTCACTCTTGAGGAAATGACCACCCTTGCCCAGAAAGGTGCAGATTATGACCGGGTCAAGGAGCAGAACACCAAGCACCAGCAGACCATCGCTGATCTGCAATCCAAGCTGGAAGGGGTCTCCTCCCAGCAGGCCGTGCTGGACATTCTGGGTACCATCGCCCAGAGAAGCAATTCTACCCTCGAACAGCTCGCAGAATCCCTTTACATCAACTTCCGCAAGAGTGCCGGCGCTTCTGAGGATGTTGCCCGTGAGGAGCTGAAGTCTGCCAAGCTGGAAAAGGAGCTGAACAGCTACAAGGCCAAACAGACCCAGCAGCAGGAACAGGAAACCGATGCAGAGGCCCGCGCAAAGCGGGATCTTGAGGACTTCGCCCGGGAATATCCCGAAGTGGAGCTTACCGAGGAACTGGTGGACAAGCTGGTTCCCGATATCCAGAACGGCATGACCCTTTCCGCTGCCTACCGCAAGTACGAAAAAGCTCAGGATTCCGCCCGAATCAAGGAGCTGGAACGTCAGCTTGCCGCCAAGGCACAGAATGACAAGAACAAGAAACGTTCTCCTGGTTCCCAGCGTGATTCCGGCGGTCGCAGTCCTAAGAGCGACTACGACGTTTTTGAAAAGGCACTTTTCGGATAAGTGCCGGAAAGGATAACCCACTATGGCTGAAACTATCCATTTTGGTGAGAAGTTCCGTACCGCTCTGGCGAAGTATTTCGCCGGTAAGTCCGTAACTGAACACGCATTTAACCACAATATCGATGCCGAGTTCAGCGGCAGCGACACCGTACATATCTACGAGATCGCAACCACCGATCTGAACAACTACGACAAGACTGTCGATCCCTCTACCGGCTCCCGCTTCGGTAAGGTTATCGAGGTCGGCGACTACCGTTACACCTTCAAGCTGACCCAGGACATTTCTCTGGATCGCTCTGTTGACCGTGGTAACAACGATGCCCAGTTCAACATCAAGAAGGCCGGTGCCATTATGAAGGCTTACACCGACAAGCGTATTCGTCCCCGCAAGGACAAGTACCGTCTGCTGAAGTGGTGTACCGAAGCCGGTATTCACATGGGTCTGGCAGCAGCCCCCACCAAGGCTACCATCATTGAGCAGATCATTGATCTGCACGATGCCATGATCGACGAGGACGTTCCCGAGACTGACGGCACCCTGTACATCGCCCGTCCCTATCTGAAGGTTCTGAAGCTGGCTCCCGAGTGGGTCGGCCTGGATTCTCTGGGTGGCGAAACTCTGCCCAAGGGTACCGTCGGCAAGTTCGACGGCCTGGTTGTGCAGCCTGTCTCCGCACGCAAGTTCCCTGCGAACTGCTACTTCGCCATCTTCTGCAAGGATTCCATCATTGCCCCCGAGAAGATTAACACCTTCCGTGGCATCAAGGATTCCGAGAACATGGACGGCGACCGCCTGCAGTACCGTTCCAAGTTCGATGCTTTCGTCATGCCCAGCCTGGCCGCTGGTGCCGCTGTCGCCTGCGCCGCTTCTGTCGTAACTGCTACTCCCACCGTTGCTATCGCCAACGGTAAGGCAACCGTCACCGCCGCCGAGGGCGCCGTGGTTTACTACACCCTGGACGGCTCCGACCCCCGTTACCAGTCCGCTGACCGCAAGGTTTACAGCGCTGCCGTTACTGTTGCCAAGGGCGACATTTTCCGCTGCTGTGCTGTTGCAGACGGCAAGTTCCATAGTGCCGCCACCTACAACGAGATTACGGCCTAATTATGCTCAATAGGGAGGCTCCGGCCTCCCTATTTCTGAAAGGAGATACCCATGGATATTATCTCCATGATTCTTTTGACGGTTGTGCTTGTGGCACAAATCGTCCTTTTTGTCCTCTTTTTCCTGGAGAAACGGTATGTTAATCACCGTTTCAGCGCCATGCTGCAGTACATCGACCGCAAGGTTGAGGATGCAGACTGCCGGGAGGATATCGAGGAATCCGTTGATGATATGCTGAATGCTTTCGGTGAGAAGATCAACGAGCGCTTTAAGCGGCAAGACGAAGTAAATGCAGAGCGATTCAAACGGCATCATGACGCTATTATTGAAACGAGAAATGCTGTGTCTGAACAGGTAAAAGGGCTGCTGCTGGACTATACCCAGGCGCAGGAGGCCGCAGATAAGGTCAACGAATTTGCGACCGGCCTTGCTTCCATCTTCGACTATGACCCTCTTGTAGCTATCAAAAAGGGCCGCAATAAGGAGGCAAGTTAATGGCAAAGAAATTCAAAATCCCTACTCATGAAGAAATCTGGAAGCGTTTCGAGAAGGGCTACAGCTTCAACGAG